AGACCCATCGGCCTGCTTCACCGAGGCCGTGTAGGCCATCAGCACGCCAGAGAAGATCTGGAAGCGGCCATGTCCGCCGGCGATCGCTGCGTCGATCTTGTCCACTTGGGACCTCCCCTACGAGCTGCCTCTACGGCGTCGCTCAGCCGGTCATGGACGCAGGCTCAGCCTTCGGCATCGCCGCGAGCGCCCCGATGTACTCGTCGAATTGCTCGGCGGGCGTCTCCCAGCCGAACTGGCTCACGTGTTCGCGCCCCGCGGCGCCCAGCTCCCGCCGCATCCTGCGGCTGCGGTACAGGCGCTCGAGGGCGCTGCTGAATGCGTCGATGTCGGGCAGCCACTGGTCCTCGCCCGACGGGACGGTCGTCAGGCGCTCTGGCTCGAGCAGGATCGCCCCCGGGCCCACGTACTCGGGGATCGCGCTCACGTTCTGGGCGATGATCGGGACCCCGCAGGCTGCCGCCTCCATCAGCGTCATCCCTGCGCCCTCGCCGTGGCTCGTCGAGATGAACACGTCAAACGCGTTGTACAGGGCGTTCAGGTGCGCCTGCGGCCAGCCGGCGAAGGTGGTGTGCGTCTCCGGGAAATGAAACCGGTCCGCCTTGGGCTCGTCGACCCGGCTGAACAGGTTGTCGAAGTCCACCCCGAGGGCGACCCCGGGCCGGCGCGAGCAGTGGAAGTGCGCCCGGACCTCCGGGTGACGGTTCATGAACGGCACGAGCGCCTTCCACGTCGCGGCGTAGTCCTTGCGCTCGCTGTTGGTGTCCACCCGTCCAACGACGAACGCGTCCTCGCCGAAGCCCAGCGCACGCTTGCAGTCGACCTTCGTGCGGAGAACGGCCTCGCCGATCCGGATCGGGCGCTGGTCGCTGACGGGCCAGAAGTGCTCGCTGTCCACCCCGTGGTAGACAACCCGGCTGGTTGGATACTGCTGGGCACCCCACGAGCTCATCGCCAGCACGTTCGTCGCCAGCCCGAGGATCTGCCACGCCATCGGCAGGTTGATCCCGTCGCACGGCAGGTAGCTGATGATCGGGCGGTAGCCGAGCAGGATGCGCTGGGGATCGAGCTTGTTCGCGAACAGCATCGTGGTCAGGACCTGCGGGTCGTTCAGCGAGACAACGACGTCAGGCTCGACCCTGCCCAGCATCTCGATGATCCGGGACATCCCGTAGACGTCCTTGGGATCGAGCTGCGTCGGCGAGTACAGGTACAGCGGTGTCGGCCGTGACGGATCGAGCAGGCCCGGGTACGCATCGCCGCGGTAGTTGGTCGCGAGAACGTGGATCTCGTGCCCGTAGTCCCTGACCAGTCGCTCCCCGATCTCGTGGGTGACACGCCCAAAGCCAGTCGAGCAGCCGCCATCGCTCAACCACAAGATCTTCGCCAAGCAGCCTCCAACACCCGCGCCGCAAAGGGCTGACGGGTTGCCCTGCCATGGCCTGCCTGACCCTGACTCGCCGAGCCGGACCGGACCGGGCCACACCACGCCGGGCCTTGCCAGAGCCGGCCGTGGGGACAACAAACAGACCTGTCACCCGTCCATACGGGGAGCGCGGCGAGGCCGCGACGCCAGTCTGCTGTTGGCCGGCAGCGTAGCACGCGACCAGCACGCTGGACACGCTACCGCGGCCCGGCGGCCCTCACCATCATCAGGCCGATCCGCTCGACGTCGGTGCCGAGGACGGCCATGCCGTCGGGGAACATCCGGACGATCTCGACCCGGGTGCCGTCAGCGAGCACCTTGCCGAGGCCATAGGCGATCGTCTCGTTGTGGCCGATCGAGGCCTGCATCCCGATGTGCCTCGCGGTGTAGAAGCCCTGCTCGCCGTCGTTGACGAGCATCGCCACCGGTGGCCTGCTGCCGTCCTTCCAGTGCAGGACCCAGAGCGCCTTGACCACGAAGTAGTCGGCCCACTTGGTCATCCAGCCGGGCTCGTCGAGGTCGATCTGGACACCGCCGGCGGTCAGGACGATCTGGAGGAACACGGGCGTCTGCCCGCCGCCGATCAGGTACGAGGAACCTTCGCCATCGCCTCGCCCGGGCTCACCGTCGGGAGCTCCATCCGGTCGTTCTGGGCGATCCTCGCCTGCCATGCCTCCTCCGATCGGAACGCGAGCTCGCGGTTGAACGTGTCCTCGGTCACGACGATCTCGGCGATGTGGCCGATCTTCACCGACGTGTCGACGAAGATCTTGCAGCCGGCGGCCTTGGCCTCCTGACAGAACAGGAAGTCCTCGCCGTACTGGCCTGTCCACTTGAAGAACGGCGGTGCCGCCATCCGGGCCCGCTCCTCGAGCGTGGGCATGGGTTCGCCGAGGATCGCGTCGAACACCCGGCGGTGGATCAGGGTGAACGCCATGCCCGTCGCGTCCACTTCGAGCGCGGTGTCCTGCGGCCAGCTCTCGCGGAAGTTGTAATTGCCGCCGAGCCCGTCGCGGTAGTAGAGCGTGGGCTGGTGCGGGGCTCCCCGCTGGAAGCACAGGCCCCCGACGATGTCGAGGTCGTACTTGCGCTGGGTCTCGACGAGGGTCCGCACGGCACCCGGCTGCCAGACCATGTCGTCGTCGACGAACAGGATCCAGTCGCCCTCCATGCGCTGCACGCACTCGTTGCGCTGGAGCGTGAGGATGTGGCCGATCACGATCTGGCGGCTGATCGCCTCGCCCGGGCCGAGGAAGCTGAGATCGGTCAGCATCCAGCTCATGGCGGTCGATGCCGAGATCCGGTCACGGGTCACGATCGCCATCGTGCCGACGACCGTGCCCGTGGGATTGTCGTGGATCGCGGTGAGCTCGGCACCCGGGCTGATGCTCCAGCCGGCCGTGCCAACGCGACGGCGCGCGACCTTGACCGTCACCTGCCCATCCGCCGGTTGGCGTTGCGGTACGCGAGCACGCGCTCGAGCCCGGTCATCAGGTCGATCTTGGGCGTGTAGTAGCGGGCCATCTCCTCGATGTCGGCGTAGCGGTGCTTCACGCCTTCGGGCATCGCCGGGTCAGCCTCGATCTCGGCGTCGTGGCCGGCCAGAGACATCAGGCGGATCGCGATCCCCTCGAAGGACGTCGGGATCCCTGAGCCGATGTTCATCGCCGCGTAGCCGTTGCAGATCTCATCGGCGAGGCGGGCCTCGGTGGCGCCGACGATGTCGGACACGTGGATGAAGTCGCGCGTCTGGTCGCCTGCGCCCCAGATCCTGACCGGGCTCTCGCGCCGGGCGATCCGGTCGGCGATGGCCGGCACCGGGTAGTCGAGGCCCTGATCCTCGGCGTACCCGCTGAACGGGCGGATGCACAGGGTCTTCAGGCCGAACATCGCCGCCTTCCACGCGAGGACCTCGCCGACCAGCTTCACGAGCCCGTAGACCTCGTCGGGCTTGCCCCAGACCTTCGTGCCGGGATTGCTCGGCTGGAACAGGTCCTCGGACAGCGAGTGGTGGAAGCCAGCGGTCTGGTCGTCGACCGGGTAGACCGCGGACGAGCTCGGGTACACGAGCGTGTCGACGCGGTTGACGCACCAGCCGATGAAGGCGGCGTCGAGGCCGAAGCTGCCGGCGTTGTAGAAGGGATCCTGCTCGATCTTCGCGCGGCCGCCGACCTGCGCCGCGAAGTGCAGCCCTCTGTCGAAGGTGATCTTGCGGTCGCGCTCGTGGGCCCTCAGCCAGAAGCCGAGCTCGGCGGTGATCCTATTGCTCTTGGGGAGACCCTCGGCCCAGTGCGAAAACGGATTGCTCAGGTCGTCAATCCCGATGACCTCATCGCCCCGGTCCAAGTGGTGGGTCGTAAACCACCTGCCGAGGAACCCGGCCGCGCCGGTGATCAGCACTCTCATTCGTCCCTCGCCATGCCCTGCCTCGCCTTGCCGAACCCGGCCGCACCTAACCCAACCTTGCCGCGCCGCGCCCAGCCATGCCGGACCATGCTGTACCGGGCCCAGCCACACCACGCCCAGCCAAACCCGTCCTAGCCAGACCGGGCCTGACCCAACCACGGCTTGCCTTGCCCGACCTGACCCCTGCCGTGCCGAGCCAAGGACCACCTAGCTCGACCGTGCCCTGCCATGCCCGACCGGGCCACGCCGCACCAAAGTCTTGCCCTGCCGAAGCCGAGCTTGCCGAGCCCGAGAGAACCGTACCGAACCCCGGAGAGCCGGACCACACCTTGCCGGAGCCAGCCAGACCATCCCACGCCATGCCCGACCTCGCCCGGCCAGACCGACGCCGAGCCGGGCCCAACCCGGGAATACCCGACCTAGCCGGACCGCGCCGAAGCGGGGCTGGCCGTACCGAACCTAGATGACATCGAACCCTGCGACACCGAACCGGCCGTAGGTCGGGCGGAAGTCGCCGACCCCGACGAGGCGGCCCGACTGCGTGAGCAGGTCGAGGAGCCACGCGCGGTCGATGTACTCGGGGAGCGTGATGAGGAAGTCGAAGGTGGCGCGCCAGCCTTCGTAGAGCGCCGGGCGGGCGCGCGTCACCGCGCTGCGCTGGATCAGCACGCGCCGCCGATCGACGTAGGCCCACTCGTTCGTTCCGAGGTCGGCGAGCTCCGTCAGGGAGATCACGCCGGCCTTCACGAGGTCCATCGCGCTCTTCCGCGGCGAACGCGGGTCCTGCCGGTACCGTGCCGCCTCGACGAGCGCGCCGCGCAGGTACGGGCCCGGGATCGCGAGATTGCGATCCGGCATCCGGTACACGTAGGTCTCGAGGTCGTCGGTCTTCTTCGCGGCGCTGTTCTTCGCGGCGGCGCTCTTCGACGCCACGGCTTCGTTCGACCAGCGGTGGAAGAGGATCGGGGAGACCCCCTCGATCGTTACGCGCGCGGTGTAGGGAACCGTCAACGCGACCGCTGACGCCCCATCGTTGGTGACGGGAGAGATGACGTCCGCCGTGCGGGTACGAGCAGTCGGCATGTCCGACCTCCGTGTGCGTGTGGGGGGGCGAATGCCCCGAAGGGCCCAGAGTACCCGGCCGGGCCCTCCCCCGCAAGCCCCCTAGCTGGCGGTCACCGTCGTGGTGGCATAGCTGGTGACGCCGTCGGGGCTCTTGACGGCGATCGTCCACGTGTCGGCCGTCGGCAGGACGATCGGCAGGTGGGCGTAGCCACCGTTCGCGTCCGGGCCGAACCGCTGGGAGCGGAGGTCGTACACGTGGCCCGGATCCGCGGCGCCCGAGATGAACAGGCGGTACTCGAGCTTGGGCAGGGTCGGGTACTTCGTGGCGTCATACGCGGTGGCGTCGTTCGCCGCGAGACCCGCGCAGGTGATCACGATCTCGTCCTTCGCGTGGACAGGGCTGGCCTTGTCGACGCTGACTGAAGCTGCCATCAGATCTCCTATCTCAGCGGTGGCTGATCGTTGCGGCAACTATGCCCCATCACCATCGCGTCCCACGGTCCGAGCGGGAAGCGGAATTCCTCCCACAGGTGGTGGCCGCCCATCTCGAACCACGCCCGGAAGTCCTCGCGGGTGTACGACCAGTTGTGGCCGTACTCGTAGGGCGGGTCCGGTTCGTCGAGGGGATGGCCGATGATCGCCCACTTGGCGAGCGGCAGCCACTTCTGGACGACCGTGATCGGGTCGACGAGATGCTCGAGAAATTCGGTCATGACGAGCAGGTCGCACTCGAACGGCTGGAGCTCCTCGACCGGGCTGATGATGATCGTCATGTCCGGGAACCGCCCCATCGCCCGGACCGCGGCCGGGACCACGTCGATGCCGATCACCTCGATGCCGTTCGCCGAGATCGTGCCCCGGGGCAGCATGTAGAGCGGGCCGTCATGGTCGGGCCGGGAGTCGTAGTCCGGCACCGCGAGCGGGGGGCCGGCGAACGGCCCGGTGACATCGCCTGAGCCGCAGCCGAGCTCGACGACCTTGAGCGGCCGGCGCGTCAGGTCCTTCACGAGGATCTTCTCGATCAGGAAGTGGGCGAGGTCGATCCGGCCCGGCTGGCCCTGCGTGAAGTTGGGCGTGTCGTTGCGCCCGAGGTGGTAGTCGAGCGCCTCGCGCTCAGTCCTGTTGCCCAGTCGCCGCACTCGGATCCTCCCCGCTGAAGGCCTCGGCGACCACCTGCGGCCACCAAGGCCGCCCGGTCACGTGTGACCATCCGTACCGCTCCGCCGCAGCCCTCGTCGCGTTCCGGAGCTGGTCCAGATTGTGCTCGGTGTGGCCGCGGTCGTCTCGCCCGACGCGCAGGTAGCTGAGGTAGCCCTCGACGAATTCGTCGAGCGAGCGGTCGTGGTCGATGTGCCCCGTCGTCCACAGGATGTGGCGCTCGGGGTCGGGCCGGCTATGGAGGAGCGGCGGCCACACCACGTGGTTGTCCCAGAGCCGAAGGTGGGAGTGCGGATCCTCGTAGACCATGCCCTCGACGGTGCTGCGGTACGGGATCCAGATACCCTGCGCGTGCTCGTGGTCGGCCCACCACGTGGCGTTGCTGAGGCTCCAGAGCAGCGTCAGGCTCGGCCACTCGTCGGCGTCGACGCGGAACGCCCAGCGCGCCCTGACCTGCCGCTGGATGGCGGCCATCGAAGCGTCACCGAAGCCGTAGTCGTAGTCCCTGATGATGACGTTGGCCCACTTCCGGGCGATCTCTTCGGTGTTGTCGGTGGACTGCTGGACGGCCACCACCATGCGCGTGAAGTAGGGCCGGACGTGGTCGAGGAGCGCCGGCAGCCGGGCCGACTCGTTCTTCGCCACCAGCACGAAGTCGATGTGGCTGTACGGCGGATCGTCGAGGACCCGCGACAGCATCCGGACATCCCCGATGGGAGGGCTCGGGACCGGGTTCACGCCGCGAGCAGCTCGCGAAGGGCCTGTACGTCCTGCGGCTTGCGCTGACTCTTCCAGAGCTCGAAAGCGCCACGATCGACCGAGTACATCTCTTCGCTGTTGACCCGGCGATACCCCTCGTCCCAGTTGCCCTTGCCGTAGGCCGGGTGCATGTGCTCGATCACGACGTCCGGCAGGTAGGTAAGGCATCCCGCACCGCCCGCGAGCTCGAGCCAGTAGTTGTCGATGTACAGGTGGCGCAGGGTGCCGAGGCCCATGCCGAAGGCGCCCACGATCCGGCGGCTGATGAACCACATCGTCGGCAGCTTCTCGTGCCAGTTGCGATCGTCGGCGAATGCGACACCCGGATGGGAGCGCAGCAGGTCGAGGATCTCGACGTCCCAGCGAGGGGTCCGGAAGCGGTGGTCGTCGCCCACGAAGCCCGCCACCTCGACATCGGCGTCCGCCGACAGGAGGGCCTTGGTGGCCTCGTTGAGGGCGCCGTTCATGCCCATCTCGACGGGTGGCCCGACGTGGAGGGTGAGTCCTCGAGACGACTCCGCGTAGCCCCCCAGCGTCGGATCGTCAGCATCGAGAGCGAAGACGAGCCCCGTGTCGGGCAGGGCTCGCGTCGCCTCGAATGTGCGTTGCAGTTCTGCTGCGGCGTCCGGCCGTCCTCGTGACGGGCACACCACGAGGACGGACATGGACGGCCTAGACGGTGCTGAAGTCGAGCGACGCGAGGGTCGTCTCGCCGTCCATCAGGCGAGCCTTGTAGTCGCCCTCGAATTCGACGGGGAAGGTGACAAAGACGGTCTCCTGCCGGCCGTCCCGGACCGCCGGGAAGGTGCGGAGGCCGCGCGGGGTGTCGAGCTCGAAGACGAGGTCGGACGCGCCGGCGCCCGGATCGACGCTGCCCTCGTCGGCGAACGTGTAGCTGGCGGTGTAGGTCGTCCCCGGGAGGATGGGCCGGCCGTGGTGGTCGATCACCAGCTCCGGGCCCGCTGGGGCTGGCGACCCGCGGCGGGACGACCGCTTCTTCGGTTCCTCCGTCGCGTCGACTTCGTCCTCGGTGTCCGGGGGCGCGGCCGCTTCGGGATCCGCGCGGAGCTCGGCGTCGGCGTCCTCGGCGGCCTGCTCGTCATCATCGGCAGGAGCCTGCTCGGCGTCGGGAGCCGGCTCGTCGTCAGCCTTGTGCTTCGGCATCATGCGCCTCCTCGGTCGGTGCGGGCTGCTGCTGGGCCGGCCGCTGGGTCGCCCGGGCGGTGCCGAAATTCCGCATCCGCTCGGCCACCGCGTTGTCGCGGTCCTGCCGCTGGCCCTCCTGAATGGCCTGCGCCTGCATCTGGGCGAACTGCTCGTCCTCGGCGCGCTGGCGGACCTTCTCCATGTCGACGGGGACGGTCAGGTCCACCGTCGTGGGCTCATCAGCCATTTCGGATCTCCTAACTCTCGTCGAAGCTGTAGCTGACCGTCTCCGTGGTCCAGTTGCCGGGGTTGCTGTCGGCGCCGACCTGAAGCTGCCAGACGCTGTACCGCGTGTACGAGCCGGTCTGCGAGTACGTGCCGTTGTCCCAGACCGCCTTGTTGCCCGAGGTGAAGTTGGTGAAGCTCGTGCTGGCGATCGTAGAGGCCACCGAGGTGCCCTGCTGGTAGGTCACGTAGTTGCCCGTGAACCAGAGCGTAGAGCTCGCCGCCACACCGCCGTCGCCCCAGATCTTGAAGCCCGAGACGTTGTTGGCGGGTGCCGTGACGACCTTGAGGGCCAGCCACTTCTCGTAGCTGTAGCCACCGACGGTGATCGGGTTGGCCTGTCGGTTTGCCAGCGAATTGAGGGCGTTGTCTGCCGAGATCATGTCAACGCCGCTGACGCCGTCGGTGAACGCCCCGGCGCCAGAGCCCGTCCGGACCGACAGTTGCAGGCTGGCTGCCATCAGTTGCTCCCTCCACCCGGCTTCGCGCCCGCCGGCGCCGGCTCAGGCTTCTTCGATACCTCGGCGGCCGTCTGGAGCTCGCTGAGGAGCACAACGCCCAGCGGCGTGTTCGCCATCGGCTGGTTGTACGGGTTCTCGGGATCCGCCGGGTCGCCGAGGGGCAGCCGGCCTTCGTCTGCACGGGCCTCGTTGATGACCTTCCACGGCACGCCGGCGAGGGCCAGCTTGTTCATCTGGGCCTTGTCGAGCGACTCCTTGATGTTGAGCCGCGTGAAGGCGAAGGCGAGGTTGTTGGCCCGGCCGCCGAAGGACTTGTCCCAGACGATCTCGCGCGTGATGTAGTCCTGCCCGAGCGACAGGAACGGGCGGATGCCGGCGCTCTCGGTCTTGTCCTGCTGGACCTCGCCGGTCGCACGGTTGATGTCGAAGGTCACGCCCAGATCCTGCGGGGAGAGGCCTGCCACGGCGCAGATCTTGCGGACGAGGTAGATGTTCCACTCGAGGAACTGCATGTCGCGGTTGGTCGCCCGGAACGGGATGAACTTCGCGCCCTTGGTGCCGCCGATGAACGCCATCGCACCGCGGCCGGCGACCTCGGCCGCCCAGTAGCTCTTGAAGCCCTCGACCTGCTCCGGGCGCGTTCCCTCGCCGAGGTCGAGCATCCCGTCGGGAGCCGCGTTCGTGACCTGCCGCGTGTTGTACGCGCTGGCGTTGAGCTCGGCGTCGACCGTGTATTTCAGCGTCTCGAGCATCGAGAGCCCGACCGGCGAATAGGTGCGGGGGTTCGACATGATGTAGACCATGTCGGCGTTCACGAAGCCGGTGAAGTCGACGGGCGAGCGGCGGAACCAGTAGCGGACGGTCTTGGGGTCGCCGTCCCAGAACCGGTTGACGTAGATGCGGCCGCCGTCGGCGCCGTGCAGCGCGACGAGATCGCCCCCGACCGTGCGCTCCTTCTCGATCGTCCCTGCGTCGAGGGTCAGCACGTCCTCGATGATCGGCTCGATCCAGCTCCGGAACGAGTCACCTGACTCGTCGCCGCCGCCCGGGTTGGTGGGATCCGACAGGAGCGCCTTGACCGCCTTGGCCCGACCCTTGTCGTAGCGGCGGGTCTTGTCGAACGGGACGATGTCCCACTCGGACTGGCTGACCTGCGTCTTCATGAACCGGATCGCGGCCCGGACCCACTCGCCGTGCTCGGCCCAGTTGCGGAACAGCTCGGCGTCCGGCTTCCCGACGCGCTGCCGGCCGTTGTACGCGAGCGCGGCGGAGCTGACAGAGCTCGCGACCGGACCCGTCCGGTAGCTCTTCCGGAAGGTGTCCGCAACGGCCTGTACGAGAGCCCCCACCTACCGCCTCTGCCGGAAGTGCGCCGCGAGGACCTTGTCCTGCTGAGCGTTCAGGTAGTCCGTCTGGATCTTCGCGTTGACCTGATCGAGCGCCTCTGCGTAGGTCAGGCGGTGTGTCTCGATCGACCGAAGGATGGTGACGAGGTAGTCCGGAACGACCCTGATGCCGTCCCTGAATTCAAGCTCGGTCGGCTTGGGAGGGTCGAACGCCATCGCGGGGAGTATGCACGAACAAGGCTAGGCCCCAGCGACCGAAGTCACCGGGGCCATCGCGGAGGCTCAGGCTCACCGCCCGACACGGCCTTTCGACCATCCCAGCGGGTGCTTGCCGTCTGCCTGCCCTAGATCCTACGCCGCCCTGCTGACCGAGCCATACACGAACGTGTCGTTGACCATGTCGAAGGACAGGCCCTCGGCGTCGACGAGATCGTCGTGGCCCTTGGGGAAACTCAGGAGCTCCACCTCGAACGCGGTGCCGCGGAGGTCCTTGTGGTGGTGGACCTTGTGCGCCTCGTACTTGGCCGCGACCGCCCGGGCCCGGGTGACCTTGTCGACGTCCTGCTTCTTGCCCTCGACCGGGATCGCCGGGTAGTCCTCCATGACCGTCTGGATCAGGGTCGACTGGAACTGCTGGCTCTCGATGAGCACCAGACTGATGGACGGGTAGGCCGACCAGCCGTCGAACACGAATTCGGCGTGGTGGCTCTCGCGCTTGTCGCGGTAGGCCGACATCACGAAGAATTCGCCGCGCTGGGTGCAGGGCGAGCCGGCGGCGCAGGCGTCCCGGAATGTCGTCACGCGGGCCGTGAAGTCGGCCGCCTGCTTCTCGCTGGAAGCGAGGTCCACGCCCATCTTGCCCGAGTAGAGATGGCCCTCGGGCAGCAGGTCGAAGTGGTCGAACGGGCCCTTGAAGATGTTGCCCTCGAGCAGGCCACTGATGTCGTTCTGGTAGGCGCACGAGAAGAGCGGCGAGCCCATCGACGTCTTCTCTTCGAGGAGGCGCTCGACCGGCCAGACCTCCTCCCAGTAGCTGTGGAGCTCGCCGTCGACCTCGACGAGGGCCGACACGAGGAGGCACCGC